CAGGCGCATATGTACAAGCAATAGGTCACTCTATGGTTCAAAACTCGCGGACCATTTTATAGGACGTATCAAAGTAGCTCTTTGCTATACACACTACTTAGACACATGAGAAGAGATGCTATAAGATGTGGTATAGTTCAAAACTCACGGACCCGGACGCAATAAAGTAGCTCTTTGCCATATTGGATACTACCTTGTATTTTAGTTGCTACAAAACCCTTGAACCCCTTTTAAACCCCTTACTAAATAGAGATGCTTATGTGTTAGACGACTTGTAACATAAGTACCACTCTCTTTAATATCACCTTAAAAGTCGTTCCCATTCTTCAACGCCGAACGTATCTACAACAATGGTACAATTAGGAGTAGAAGAATTCCCACTTATTTATATCCCAACTCTTTTTGAGTATTAAATAAGTCGGCAGTCTCCACCTACAATCATATATTGTGACATCGCGTTCACAAATGGAAAACACGACGAGTTCCTTTAACTGCACTATTAAGATAGATTTATCTCCTTTATAGGCAGTGGTTCCGAATCGTTAGCATTGAACTAATAAATATTGACTAGGCACGATATCTGTGATCCAATAATATAAATACCTCTCTTTTATTTCTCGAGGCCCCTTTTTGAGGGTACAGGAAATATAAGACAAAGGAAATATTATATGGGTTGAACTTAGCAGAGTAGTTCCTGCACACAGATGTTCCAACTTCAATTATATTAGGAAGGCTCTATATGTATTGTTAGGCAAGCTAGAAGCGGAGATGTTCATGGTAAATAGAATGGCTCAATCAAACACAATTATTACTTATTATATTGAAAGGACTGGACCCAACACGACTACGGAAATGGATAACAAGGAAATCAGAAAAACCACCAAGGCCCGACACAAACAAAAGGCAAAAGGTCATAAACACTGCGAATTAATGAAAGAACGTGCTGCACTCCAAAGAGCACTCGAACGTAACAAGACACAACGGAAAAATTTACGATACAACGCACAATTATTCGAAAACATATTTGACCTCCCACGACACATGAACGGCGCTCTTAACGGAATCGAAGGTATGACAACATCAGTTAAACAAATTGCAGATTTATTACTTGGAAAAATAGAACAGATTTCCCAAATGTTTAATATACCCGACACAATTGATCTAGTAGCTTTGATCTTAAATGGAGTAGCTCTTTTTCAAGCTATTTCAATAGGTGACAAAACTGGAGCATTTTTCTCTTTCCTTTCTTTTGCTCGTAGCTCACAAATTGACATTTCAAAATGGACAACTTTATTTTTAAACATAATTAAGGATGCTGCAATTCAACTTGGAATGTTTACCGGATACATTGTTAATGAAGAACCCACCAATGTTACAGAATACCACGCCCAGATGTTTGATTTCCCCCGTTCTGAAACCCTGAACGTAATCGGTACTCTCATGATAACTTTCACTTCAATGATATGTGGCGCAGACAAGAATTACACTTACTCACTCAAGCATTTAGGAGACTTTGGAAGAGCAGCAGTTGGCTGGAACAAAGTTACAGATTTGCTAGAATGGTTTAAAAATTTCTTCTTGGATTGCTACTATCGTTTCAAGTTAGGCAAAACAAAAGCACAATTAGACATGGAGACAAAATACCCAAAATTGGAAATAGCTCTTAAGAGAAGCGCACTCTTACTTAGCTCCGACTTCCAAACTTCATATCTGGCACGAGACGCTGAATTGTGTGAACTGATTGTTAAACTTGACGAAGACATGAACGATATCTTGATGAGTGCTACCCGATCCCGAGACACTGACACTGTTACACTAATCCGATCTGAGATGATGAGAATTAAGAAGATTGTAGAACTTGCACGAAGTTCAGCTGCTAGTTCCCATAAGACAAGAGAAGCACCCTTTGCACTTTATGTGTATGGTGAATCTGGCGTTGGAAAGACCAATCTTATTAATTACATCAAGGCTGACATTTACAGGAAGAAATATTTGAACGACCCCAACTGGAACATAAACACATTCGCACACACACGATGCTCAGAAAACGAATATTGGGACGGCATGTTATCAGGCCAACCACTTGTTTTATATGATGACATATTTCAGAAAGGAGACACTACAGCTAACCCTAACCCAGAATACATGGAAATAATCAGGGCAGTGAATGAAGCAGCCTATCACCTACACATGTCAAGCGTTGACGACAAGAAAGACTGCTATTTCACCGCAAAATACATCATTGGTAGTTCAAATGTAAAGCAACCCAAACCGGTATCACTCTCATTCCCAGAAGCGCTGTTGCGTAGATGGGGACTTGCTATTGATGTTGGTGTAAATGCAGAATTTGGCGAAACACGAGGAAAGAGCTTTGCGATCTCCGAGTTCAAAGTAAACCAGTATAAGAAGGAGTACATGCGTAAACACAAAATTGCATCTGAAGATGAATGCCCTGAACTAGCTTTCATCAAAGAAATTTACTGCATAGATGTGTATAGTATGTTTGACGGTTCTATTATACAGGCTAACCTGACACTTGATGAATTTATGGAAGTGTTCTGGAAGACTTCAGAATCTAAGCTTGAAAAGTCCAAACGTTTGAATGCAGCAATTGCATTACATTGCGGTTTGGAAACTTCAAGTGAAGACTCTGGATTTGTAGATTTCACGAGTAAATTCAAGGCACAGATCGATGAAAAGAAGAAGCCCAGCAAGCAGACCAAGGAAAAATATTTTGGAGACAAGAAGACCACCAGCGTTAAGAAGTACACACCACCTACTTTAGCAGAACATGAACAACAGTTACTCGCCATTGATCAGAAACACAGAAATGAGAGCAAAATTGACCCTGAACTATTGACAGAAGCACCATATCTATCAGCACATGAATATTCAGATGAAGAGGCGGAGGAAGTGAAAGGCACCTGCAAACTCTCTTGGCAACAACCAGAATCTTACAATTGGGACCCTAGATTGTTACTCTCTGATTATGGTACGAATGAAGTGATAAAGAAATACCAGGAAAGTATGATTGGAGGTATTCGTCAGCGAAATGGAGCACAGCCAGACGAAGTCCAATCACACGGAATGTTCACTCGAGATCAAATCATCTACTTATTGAGACATGAAGAGAAACTTTTAATCAAATCCCATCAGACACGCACTCAGGACCAGGCAGACAACTTTGAAACAGACGACACCTCCTTTGAAGCACGCATGGCACGATTTCACGCATGGTTTGCACAAACCAAGATAAGTACACTATTACAGAAAATATACATCAGATACACACAGAGTTTCAACAAGGAAAACATCAAGAATTGTTTAGCAGATTGTCTTTGCAGGATTCTTACATCACCACTTTTCGCAACAGGCATATATATCATTAGCGCTCAATTATTCAAGGCAGACAAACAGTGTGGCATGTTCACATGGGGAAAATGTACACGTCTGACTGCTTTGAAGAAAGAACAAATGAAATATGCTGAATGTGAGAGGAGCTGCTGTAAGGACATTACATCCATCTTTCCACTTGGCACTTCTGCATATGCATACGAGATTCTTGAAAAGATGCAATCTCGAATTGGATATACAGAACAGAGAGCCAAATGGATGGATGAATTACGTGAAGGATACCTTGAAGAAATCATTGAACGACGCATTCAAAAACACAACGACATGACAGAGAAACTAAACAATCTTGGATTCAGAGCTGAATCTCGAGAAATCAACACAAGATACGCAGACAAGACAAGATATGCCGAGTCAAGGGAAATCAACACTCGCTATGCTGGGAAACCAAAATACGCAGAATCCCGTGAGATCCAAACTCGTTACACTACCAACCCTAAATTCGCAGAATCAAGGGAAACTCAAACACGTGGCTTAGGAAAAACATACCGTGCTGAAACCAGACAGCAAGGAGCTCCTTTGTACGAAAGTGAAAACGGTTTAACCTCAGGCTTGAAATATGTTGGACAGATGTCAGACACAGTACAATTAGAACAATGGAACGCTATCACATACAAAAATTCTGTTATCCTCAAGAACAGTTATGGTGGAAAGGTCAACGGAGTTTTCCTGCAAGGGAGAATTCTTCTGACGGTCAACCATTTTGTTGAGTCGGTGCAGAGTGGAGACGGAAAATTTGTAATCATCGCCCCAAACAACAGTGAAGGAAATATAGTTGCATTGAATCAATGCAAATATCAACAGATGACTGACGCATTGGGAAACATCATGGATCTTGCATTGTTGGCAATACCCAACCAACCTAGCAGGAGAGATATTGTTTCCAAATTTCATCGTGCGAATGACATGGCATACATACACCAGGGCAATTTTGTTCTGGGTGGACTCAGAGACATTAACAACATCACATCAGCTATCACATTTAACGGACACAAGTTAACGGAACTCGGAAATATTGAGTATAGCTTCAGGAATAAAATCTTGAAGGTATCACAGGCTATCGGATATGACATTGATACTAAGGCAGGAGATTGTGGAGCACTTGTGTACACCAAAAGCAAGTTTTTCGCAGGGAAAATTGTTGGTGTGCATGTGTGTGGTGCTCAAGGTGAGGGAGTTGCAGCAGTAGTATCCTTTGAATGCATTTCACGTAATCTTGCACAGTTTTCTGGCGATCTGCCTAGCAGATTCACAGTCAACGGAAAATTACCATACAGTGCAGAATTGGAAGAAGGAAGTTATTGTTGCAATTCCAAGTGTTTCAAAGTCCCAGACATTACCGATTCATCCTATTTCAATTGTTGTCAGACTTTTGCATTTTGCAAATGTAAATGCACAAGTCATATGAAACTAATCCCCAAGTTAAATGAAACCCCTCCCAAAGATACTTTAACGAAGATTGGAAATTGTCTATCCCTTGGTACTTTACTAGCTCCCTTTGCACCCACCAAAACTAATCTTCGACCCTCCCTTGTTTCAGGAACCCTTCAAGAACCCACCACCAAACCAGCATTTTTGAAACCAGTGGAAATAGATGGAAAAGTAGTAGATCCCATGGTTAAAGGTGTATCCAAAGTTTTGAATACATCGAGGCCATTGGATTTGGACGTTTTGAGAGTTTGTGTGAAAGATATTGAGAGTATGCATGTGACTGAAAAGTATGATGAGAATGGTAGGGATGTAAAGCGCGTTCTTACCTTCCAGGAAGCAATTGAAGGTGCTGAAGAACAAAACGCTTTAAATCGGACTACATCGGCTGGATACCCTTGGTCAATGAACACGACTGAACCCGGAAAAAGAAAATGGCTTGGCTATGATGAATATACTTATGACCCAATAGTAGAACATCAAGTGACGGATCTTATCGAGAACTGCAAACGGAACATCAGAGGAAACGTAGTATGGACAGCTCATTTAAAGGACGAACGGAGGCCCATTGCCAAAGTAAATGAAGGAAAGACAAGAGTATTTACTGGAGGACCAATGCACTTTACCATAGCATTCCGAATGTACTTTTTATCCTTCATTGAACATGTAATGGACAACAGGATCAACAACGAAATAGGAGTTGGAACCAACCCCTATGGACTGGACTGGCACAAAACTGGACTCTCTCTATCAAAGTTTGGGAACAAAGTCATTGCTGGAGATTTCTCCAACTTTGATGGTTCCTTGAACCAAGAAATATTGTGGAACATTTGTGACATGATAAATGATTGGTACGATGATGGAGCAGAGAATCGATTGATTCGTAGTGTTTTGTTTGAGGAAATATGCAACGCTAGAGTTCTAGTACGAGGTGAATTGGTTCAATGGGACCATTCACAACCTTCTGGAAACCCAGGCACTGTGATATTCAATTCGCTTTTCAATCAAATTGTAATGCGATATGCATATCTCATGTGCAAGGAAGCTGAAGGACTCCCAAGAATACTGGACTTTACGGAAAATGTATCTATGCAAACATTCGGTGACGATAATTGTCTCAATATCAGTGAAAACGTTATTGATTGGTACAATCAATTAACTATAACTGAAGCATTGTCAACAATCGGACTCACATATACGGATGAAGCAAAGACGGGTGAACTTGTGACACATCGCACCCTACAGGATATTGCATATCTCAAACGAGGATTTGAACGTGATCAGAACGGTTACTTCCAGGGCCCCCTGGACAAGAACACCGTATTGGAAATGACTAACTGGATTCGTGGACTGAAAACTGATGGAACAACTGAAACGTACGAAAATTGTGAAGCAGCGATTCGTGAGGCATACTTCCACGGTGAATCATTTTTCAATGAAGTACACTCACGCCTGACCGCAGCTTTGCGAGCAAATGGAGTCAAAACCCGACTCCCTGAATTTTTCGAAATGAAAGAGTTTTACGCTCATCAATATTTCGGTTAATTCAAAACACCTTAAAACCTAATAGCGGTTACATGGGGATTCCCAAACTCATGTGATGCGATCACTTAGGTAGGTGGAGATTGCTTGCAATCAAAGCCTAGACATTAGTATTTACTAGGGTGTGTCTTTAAATAAACCCAGGGTTGTGGCTAGCATTAATGTGTGCTCCACGTCGAAACTACCACATTGCTGAACAATTACAACAAGATATGAACATGAACAACGCAACTGATACAGTACAAATTTCTACCAACCTTGAAGCCCCTGTTGAAGCTCCCGCAATGCCATCCCATATTAAAGGTTCCTCTAACACAAATTCAAAGCATCACTCCATAGAAGACATCGTGGAGAGATTTGTGATAGTGGAAAATTTAGAATGGACTGGTAATGCCCCTGTTTTACCCTTACACCTTAGTCAATCTTCTTATACGAATAATACGAAAAGTTACTTATCCAATTATTCTTTCCCTCAAGCTATTTTTGACAACTCAACGACTATCCGCCAGAAAGTAAATAACTTCATGTTAATGCGATCTGACATAGAAATTGAGGTAAAAGTAAATTCCAACCCATTCCAACAAGGAGAATTAACACTGGCCTATTTCCCAAAATCACTCAACACGTCACGATTCAGAGCTCAAGGTAACGAATTCATGGCTTCAGTAACTTCTGCACCCCATAAGATACTGAAACTAGAACAGAGTAATACAATGAGCATGACAATTCCATATGCGAACATCCTTGAACATATGGAATTAACTGACGTGGTGAATGCTTTCGGAGAAGTACGCCTATATGTATCATCACCACTCAAAGGACCTTCAGATGTTGAAAAGGCGGACATAACTGTGAGGGCTCGATTCGTCAATCCCACACTTTCAGTCCCAACTGACAACTCTATTTACACTACACGACACTATCAGGACATTGAATACGCATGCATGATTAAAGCAATGGCAAGAACTGAACAGAAAACACCAACACACCTCGTAGCACAAATGACAGAAGGAGAACACGAAGGACCAGTCAGCAGGATTGCCAATGCAGTTGCTTACTTGGGAGATGCACTTCAACCCCTTCCTCTCATCGGAAAGGTTGCGGAAGTAACGTCTTGGGTAGCACGTGGGGTCTCAGGAGTTGCATCCATTTTCGGATGGAGCAAACCTATAGACCTAACAATGCCTACACAAACGTCTCCAAAGACAGCAGGTGCAATGGGCAATACGGAAGGAAAAGACAATTCTCACGTGTTAGCACAAATTGCAGATAATTCCATAGACTCAAGTTGTATGGTGCCCAGCGGTAAAGATGAACTATCTCTAGCTTCTATCTTTTCCCGTGTAAGCACAATTGGAAGATATACAGTGCCAAAACTACTATTCCGAGACAGAAAACTGTTGTTTGCATGGGAGGCTTCTCCTTTTAATGTGTTAACACAACAGACAGACTCGAATGGTCAGGATTTTGCCTTAAGTGCTTTCTCTTTTGCATCACTTATGGCGAAATATTGGCGAGGATCCATACTATACAGTTTGAGAATGGTTAAAACCCAATACCATTCAGGAAGAATCGTTGCCGTTTTCTTCCCAAACCGGAAAAGATCTGAATTACCTACAACATTGACGGACGAACTGACGACGAACGTACACACTATTATCGATCTGAACCCGAAATCTGGAAATGAACAGTCTCTCGAGAAACCTTTGAAAGTACCATATACATCAGCACGCCCATGGCTTAAGACCTTGTGGAAGGATCCAGGAACTGACCTATACGATTCTTCCTCTTTGGAAACATGCTGTGGATGTGTTGGAGTGTATGTGTATAACGATCTTGTTTGTCCAGAAACTGTTGCACAAGAAGTCACATTCCTTCTCACTGTCAAAGCTGGCGATGATTTTCAACTTGCCGTTCCCCAAATCCAACTTCAAGGCGGATTTGCAGGAAAGGTAGAAAGATCTCCAGCGGCAGAGATATTGAGTGTGATGAAAAAGGCTTATGATTTCGCACTTCTCACGAGTGTTGGTTTCATAGGCGGTACCCCAGATCAGCTTGATGTTAACTATACGACTGTCGTGGACCAGACAGGAGCAGCAGCTGAATGGAAAAGTGCCGCAGGCCTGGAAATTCAATTGGACGATGGAACATATACAACGGAACTGAACATGACACCGACAATCATAGAACCCTTGTTTGCTGCAGGAATTCGTAACTTCACTTGTGTAGTGCAAGACGGACTCGTGCAGTCGATGACATCTGACAAATTGGCACTGACGCGCGATTGCGAAGGTGACACTGAAGGATCTATGAGATGGGAGTTCACTGAAGCTATTCGTAATGAACACTTTGTTAGTTACAGAGCTCAGATGGACGATGTTGGAGCTTCCGAACCAATCCCAGATGATGAATTTTTAGCACCTGTTTCCGCAAGGACAGATGTCAATCAATCAACATCCGGCGAATATTTCGTAAGTTTACGACCTCTTCTCAAACGATTCGTCAAAACGTGTCGCCTGGACTTGACTACGCCAGTGACAATGACTCCAGCTGCTTTTCAGAACTACGACTCACCGACTCCAGTCTTACCTGTGGGAAATAGAGCATGGGGCAGCGAAACTCAAGGTGGAGGTCTATTGAGAGAATCATGG